TGTATCGTGATTTCCTAGCGAAACATGGAATGAAGATTACACTTCCGGACAAATCTGACGATGTGTCCAACGATCTTCACGTGTCTGAGGCGGACTTTTTAAAACGTCACAGTAATTACATCCCTGAAATTGGATGTAAGATCGGAAAGCTTGACAAGATGTCTATGTTCAAGCCACTACATGCGAACGTGAAATCGAATGTAGAAACTCCTCGTACAGTAGCTATTAGTTGCATTGAAACTTTTATGCACGAGCTATTTGCACATGGACGAGAGGAGTATGAAAAAGATCAGTCCAAAATGCAGGAACTGTGTCGTCGCCATAATCTGGTGATTCCTGCCGTACAGTACACTTTCTCCGAACGCGTGACCGCATGGAGAGAGAAGTATCTGAACGAGACCTGCCCGTAAATGTACTGGACACCCAATTGTAGAGTAGAGGCTTTATATTTACGTTGTATTATTTTCATTAGCATGATTGCACCACTCTCAGGTGCTGTATAGTAACTTTCCTTTTATTAATTATATTAAAGAGAACCTGAACTTAAAGCAGGCTTTTCCACGAAGTGCGTGGACACCATCGGCGGTATTAGTAAGACCGCAAGCATCGGATGATGCGACCGAAAGTTCTTTGTCACTATTAGGGATTTTCGGTTCTCTAACACTGTACGTTATATATGCCATTTATAAAGATTTACAACATGAATGGCCGAGTATTAGAGAAGCTCAAGAGGAACGACGACGGGATGTCGAACCTCACAGTGAAGAGGAGAAAATGGAGATGACAGATGTGCAAGAAAATGTGGTATTTTCTGATGCAAATTCTGGGCACATGGTTGAGGTTGAGTCATTCACGGACCCCTTACGTGATCAGCCTCTTAATGTCGATGCCACTCTAGACAATTTCTTCTCACGTCCTATTAAAATCCATGAACAGGAGTGGTCGGTTGGTTCGTTGTTGTTTTTCAAAATTGACCCGTGGAGTCTATATTTTCAGAACCCGCGTGTCATCAACAGGATCTCCAACTACAAACTTATGAAGGCCAATTTGCATATCAAAGTGATGCTGAATGGGAATGCATTTCACTATGGTAGAGCCATAATAAGTTATAACCCTCTACGCCAGCAAGATGTGTTGACGGTGTCTAGAACATTCGTCGACGCTGATATTGTGGCGGCTTCCCAGAGACCCCATATTTGGTTAAACCCAACTG